TAATGTTATTTAGTATACAACATCTTCGGGATCATGTCAATGTTTTAGTTTGCTAAAACCTTTGACTTTCTCAAACTCCAGTGAGTAGTGGAATTTATCATACAATTCATTCTTATGACTGATGATGAATACGTTAGCATCCTGTAGTACAAACCGTACAATCTTGAGGAACTCATCTGTACCAAACCCATCAAGAGAAGAATCAAATACCTCGTCCATAATCAACAGGTTGGTGACAACACTGTTCTTCATCCTTGCTATATCTCTCCATGTAAACAGGAGTGCAAGGTCAATCCTCATCTTCTCACCCTCAGAGAATGATGCATAGGAAAATCTCTCATGCATGGGTGTCTGTATGCTCTCACTAAACTCCTCATCAAGTGTGAAATTGATATAGAAATCCATCCTCTGTAGGTAATCATTTACCTGACGATTGATGAGTGGTAGATACTTTCTTATAATACTCTTCTTTACACCATCATCGTTCATCAATAACTTAGACTGATCTAAGTATTCATAATCATCTTTTAGTTCTGTAAGTTCAGATAGTATATCTTTGAGTCTAGTTTTATATTCTTCTAACTTGTCATTCTCAGCAGTTCTGTTCTCAAGTTTGTCGGTAATGTTTTGAATTTCTTTTTCAAGATCCTTTTTGAATTTTGTTGTTGTAGATAGGTGAATGTTGTGTTGAGAAATCTCATTGTTGAGTTTAGTAATCTCGTTTTGAAAACCTAGGAACTTGGCATATCTTTGCTCTTCAGCATTGACTGCTTCCTCTAGTTCCTGTACGTTTGCTCTGTACTTAGCAATGTCTTCTTCGAGTTTGCCAATCTTATCTAGTCGAAATGATTCCTCTATAGACTGTGTGCATTTAGGGCAAACCGTATTGTTATTCCAAAACCCTAGTTCACTACTGGCATCTTGTCTTTTGAAATTTACCTTGTCCCTAAATCTTTCTAATTTCTTTACAGTATCACCTGATCCAATATACTCTGCCATTGCTTTTTCTTTTTTACTGACACCAGTGATAAGTTCCTCAACACGTTCTTGATAGTCGGTAAATTTTTCGTCACAATCAGCAATTTTCTGTCTCTTCTTGTTGATGTCATTCTCACCTTCCTCCTCTATTTGTTTGATGAATCGTTTCTGCATTACTATTTTATCTGCAACGGATTCTTTCTTCAACTCCAACACCTTGATACGATCACGACACACCTTCAGTTTATCTTTGAGTATGTCTGACATACTAGAGAACACTTTGATGTCTAGTAGGTCTTCTATGACCTCCCTGCGATGAGGAGCAGATAGTTGCATGAAAGGAACAAAAGAGGCAGACCCAAGAATAACAATTTGAGTAAACGATTTGTAGTTGAGTTTGAGTATTTGTCCTTCCAGATACTTCTGTTGATCGTTAGCAGAAGAGTCCTCGTTGAGTTTTTGTCCATTCTTGTAAATCTCGAATACGTTAGGTTTGATACCACGTATGACCTTGAAGTCAACACTGGATATAGAAAAGTCAATCTCTACCTTTGCATCTCTCTCATTGATACTATTGATTAGTTGACTCTTGCTAATTTTTCTGAACGGTTTACCGAACAAAGAGAACGTCAATGCATCAAGGAGGGTGCTCTTACCCGAACCATTGTTACCTACAATCAGTGTATCTTTATGTGTGTTGAGACTTATCTCTGTGAAGTAATTACCTGATGAGAGAAAATTTTTATACTTTATTTTTTTAAATTCTATCATCCTTTGGTGGTGGAATAACGAGATCTTCTTTACTAATAACAGTATACCTTGTCCCTGTTTTTTCGCAAGCAGCAAATGCTACACTGTCTTTCAATGTAATAACACTCATAGGTGGGTCACCTTGTGCCTCCAGTTGCTGTGCATATCTCTCAGCATCATCTTTTTCCTCAAACATGAACACAACTTTCTCACCATAGTCATTGACAACTGCATAGGCACCTTCTTGATTCATGCCTTTGACTGTTATAATATGCACTCTAGTGCCTCCGTATATACCTCATTGATGACTTTCTTTATTCTAACTCTATCTAAGTCAGTTTCAAGATCATCAACATACTTTGTAAGGAGTGTCATGGTGTCCTCTGTCTGATCTATCACCTCATCTGCTATGACAAGATGATCAGTTCTCTCTACTATTTTTACATCAACAGGTCTTGCCTTGTCAAGTGATTGCATGAACCTATTGTATTCTTTCTCATTAGACTTCTGTCTTACAACCACCTTGACTATTTTATCAGTGTACTCTGTAAAATTTGTTAGTTGTCTAGGGGTGTCATTATAGTTGATTATCTTGTATAATTGGAATGGATTGTTGATTGTTCTGAGTTTGAGGGTTTCTGTATCATAGATATGAAATCCTCTTTTATCATTCACATCATTCCAGAACATCTCGTACGGATTACCTAGGTAGTAAATCGTACCATTATTACTTCTTGTATGATAATGCCCAGAAAAGACATGCTTGAATTTATTGTATATCTCAAAATCGGCACCATGCTCCATGATGTGTCCGTGAGTAGCAGTGAATCCATTGAGTTCAAGATGACCCATAGCAACTTTGCATTTACTCTTCTTTATTTTTTCATATGTACTAACCTCATTCTCGACGTTGATCCAAGGTATGAAAAGTATATCTAACCCACCTACATTCAATTCCTGACATTCAGAAACCACGGTAATATTATCGTACTCTCGTAGTAGTAAGTCGATAGTATTAAGTTCGTTAGTGTTTTTATAATAAGCAGTGTGATTTCCGACAATACTAACCACATCAATGCCACGTACACGGATAGGATCGAAATAATATTTCTTCGCCCAATCCAGTGAATATGAATCAATACCTTTACGATTGTCAAAAGTGTCGCCAAGGTCGAGAATAGTTGTGATACCTTCTCTTTCAAGTGTTGGAAAGAAAGTTTCCTCATAGAACTTTTTGAAGTAGTCGTGATATAACTTTGATCCTTTCTTGAATCCAAAGTGTTGGTCTGTGATAATAGCAACTTTCATTGTTTAGTTGTATTGCTCCTCTACAACATCCATAAGTTTTTCAAACTCTTTAAGATGATCTAAATCGTATAGTAATTTAGATAGTTGAGTTACAACCAATGGTTTTTCACAAGTAGCAGCAGTCTTGATTGCTGATCTAATACATCCCTCTGCTTCGAGTAGGTAGTCTACAGTTTTTTTAGATAATGTCATTCATGGATTCCGTATTGTGTGAGATCGTATTTTACATTAGATATACCCTCTTTTCTGTGTTCGATGGGTTGTCCTATCTTTTGTAATATATCACCAGGTATTTTTTTCTTGGTGATGTCGTAGGGTATCGGTGCATTAGTTAGACAAACACGAACACACTCCCACTCCTCTTCTGTAAGGTCATAGGTCATCTATTATTATTCCTATACTGTATGGCATCCTTGATTGAGTTATACTCAGATGACTTACCATCTTCGTCTGCGACGAAGACTTCGTCAAATCCAGATCTTTCTATAATCTTTTGTCTAATCTCTAATTGTTTCTTTTCTTTCTGTATTCTACGTAAGAAAGCATAGTGTATAATCTGAGTAAAGTATGCAAAAGGATTGGTAGACTTCTCAGGATTGAAGTTGTTGATGTACTGCACACAGTTCTCTATACCATCACATACCATATCATCCTTGAACATGTAGTTCACAAAGTTTGGTTTATATGATAGGTGTGTAGCAATCTTTAGGAAACACTCACCAATGTAACGAGGTATAACAGGTTTAGGTAGACCTGCTGCTTCAGCATCTTTGATATCCTGTTTATATGCAACGATAGCATACAGGAATTCCTTGTTATTGACGTAATGTTCGGATCTTTTCCTTGCCATTTATGTTGTTTTGTATACAAGAATTATAGCATGACTTGACAAGGTTGGCAAATACCGTTACACTAACAGTGTCGCTGTTCAGAAGACAAGCTATAGGTCTTTCTTAGGTTCTTTAGAAGCAGAGTCTGATTTATATAACTTTTCTATTATTTCTCTTGCTCTATCTACATTGTTTACATATCCCATCTGTCTGTCTAGGTCGGGGTGCTGACGCTTGAACCCTCCCTCAATGATATTGTTATAAGTTTTGATAACTAAATCATCCTTGATCTCAGATAGAGTGATAATCTTGTTGAGGTCTACTATGTATATTTCTTCTTCTGACATTTTTATCCAAGGTTCAAACTTGTACCCAAGGGGTACATTCGCTCCATGGGAGCGAACCTCTTGACAGATTACTGGGTTGTCTAAGATAACTTGTTCTACCTGAGTGGTGTAATCTACAATAACTTTAGTTAGAATTTCTTCACCACTGACAAGTTTTACCGTAGCGATAAACTCATCGTATGGTTCTTTGTTTTCAGATTTTGATCTGAATAATTTCATAACTAAACTTCTCCTCGTTGTAGTATTTGATTCTTTCAATCAGGTGATTCAAAGTATAGTTTTGCTTTGATCCCTTCTTACAATC